CTCACGATTTGCCGCCTTAGCTCAGTCGGTAGAGCTGGTGACTTTTAATCACTAGGTCGGGGGTTCGAGTCCCTCAGGCGGTATTCAAAAAAGTTTCAGAAAAGGGTTGACAAACCCTTCAAGATAAAGTATAATACTTTAAACAACGGTGACTTCGATACTCGGGTCGAATAAAACACCAACACTAGTACCGAGAATTTTTGGAGATGTTTGCCATGAGCAACACCAACACCCAGTCCCAGACTCGCCGCGTCCTCAACTACCTCACCTCGGGACGAGGCCTCACCTCTGCCGAAGCGCGTAGCCGATTCGGCGTCCAGAACATGCGGGCAGTCATGACCCGCGTCCGTCAGCTCACCGAACGATACGGTAACTGGCGAGTCACCACCGAGGAAACCACGACCGGTAGCACCCGCTACATGATCAAGAAGGTCATCCTCGTCGATCCGGTCTCGGCCTGATCAAACCCCCCATTGTGCGGGGGGCGAAAGCCCCCCAAACAACTTTTACAACTGAATAGAATAATGTGCGGGAGACTAATTACCTCCTGTACGGGACTCGCATAATAATCTCCCACGAATGGGGATAGTGCAAACTCCAAGTGGTTTAGCGACCTGTCCGTATGATGCAGAAATGCTTGTATGAGATGATCCTTAGCGGGATGGGTGGAGGAGTTGAAGCAGGTTACTACCGACATTGTACGTTCGTGCTGCTTCTTTCAGGTATACAATAACCCTGAGTCCCATTGATCTACCTCGTTCGTGAGATCTCGATGTACAAGTTCCGAGATGGTTGCGTGACGGTTCGACTCTCCAGTCTTTTTTAGAGATTGAGTCGAAGGAGTCGGGTGGGGAATCCGACCCACGAACGATTTAGCGGGTGTCGTATAACGGCCATTACCCAAGGTTTCCAACCTTGAGATGAGAGTTCGATTCTCTCCGCCCGCTTTTGCTTACATGTTTAGGAGAATAAATCATGAGTAAGTTTTTTGAAAACATTTCCAAGGCCTTTTACCTGATGGCCCTTCTGTCGATCGTCTTTTCGATCTACGTTTACCAGAACGATTCGACGCTCGGCATCTTCATCGGTCTTTGGGTTCCTACCCTTCTACTGCTCGGTCCTTCCTGCCCTTGGGCTCGATCCGAATGAGCAGGCAACACAGCGCGGGGAAGGGAGACTCTCCTCGCAAAGTGGACCAGCAGAAGTACCGCGAGAACTACGAAAAGATCTTCGGTAAGAAGAAAAACCAGAGTACGAAAAAGAAGAAGAAGGCTTGACCCTTCTTCTTTTTTGTGTATAATAACTACAAAGGAGTCAACACATGGCTAAGAGAATTCTAACCGCAACGCAGCAGGCGCAGATGACCAAGCGAGGAAAGACGAAGAAGGGTAAGAAGAACAAGTACGGAACCCTCGGTAGAGGCAGGAAGAACTGACAACCGGCATTTACTATCAACAAGTCCTTGCCACATAAGGACTTACGGCAGTCTTGCCCATTGCTCCCGTAGCTCAGTTGGATAGAGCAACGGACTTCTAATCCGTAGGTCGTAGGTTCGAATCCTACCGGGAGTGCTTACCTAAATAGAATGGTCGAATTCTTTTCACATAAGGAGATACACATGTTTGAAGACATCACCACATCAGAGGTTCTCGGAACCGCATTCTTTACCATCGTTGTTTTTGTCATCGGTGCCGTCGTTGGGCCCAAGTTCTTTGGCTTCCTTAATGGACTAATGCCTTGGAACAAGATGCCAAACGAGTGATATGAGTGTCCGCCACCGTAGCTCAGTTGGCAGAGCAGAGCTTTTGTAAAGCTCAGGTCGCAGGTTCGAGTCCTGTTGGTGGCTATTCGGAGGGCAGTGCTTTTCCCCTGTAGCTCAATTGGTAGAGCGAGCGGCTGTTAACCGCTAGGTTGCTGGTTCAAGTCCAGCCGGGGGAGTTTCGGGGTGTAGCGCAGCTTGGTAGCGCGGCTGGTTTGGGACCAGCAGGTCGCAGGTTCAAATCCTGTCACCCCGATTAGATTATGATTACGCAAAAACGATTAGACAAATTTCTTGAGACTGGTAAAGACCAATGTCTTTCCATCGAACGATCGAAGAAGCATTGTTCTCTTATCATCTACAAGAATCAGATTGTGTCCGTTGGTATCAATGGTATCGGCAAGACGCACCCTGAAGCCAAGCGTATTGGTTACCGATACGATGAGGTACATTCAGAACTCGATGCGGTTCTGAAGTGCAAGTATAAAAAGAACCTCACACTGTTGAACTTACGTTTCAACCGATTCGGAGAAATGCGTATCGCAAGGCCTTGCCATCTGTGTATGCCTTGGTGTAAAATGTATTTCGATTCGATATATTACACGATGCCTGAAGGTGTCGTAAAACTGGAGTATTAAATGATATTTGAATTAACGGAGAGTTCATTCTCCAAACAAGTGGAAGACAAGGTTCGCAAAAACAACTGCGAATATATGGAAGCAGTGGTAGAACTCTGTGATGAACTAAGCATTGAACCGAAACTTGCTGCAAAGCATTTATCAAAGCCAATTATCGAGAAGATAGAAGTGGAGGGCGCAAACAACAATCTATTACCAAAGAAGACTAAATTACCGTTTTAATATTGACAACACACAAAACATCTAGTATACTTAAACACACAAAACAAGGAGACATTATATGTCATTCAAAGATCTAAAGAACAAGTCAACCGCAGACATGACCGCTCGTCTTAACGCCGAGATGGAGAAGATGAGCAAGGGTAGTAAGTCCTACAAGGACGATCGATTCTGGCGTGCAACGCAGGACCAGTCGGGTAACGGATACGCCGTTATTCGTTTCCTCCCGCCAGGCGAGAACCAAGACATCCCGTGGGTCCGTCTGTTCAATCATGCCTTCAAGGGCCCCGGTGGTTGGTACATCGAGAACTCTCGAACCACCCTCGGTGATAAGGATCCTGTTTCAGAGATGAACACTCGTCTGTGGAACTCTGGTATGGAATCTGATAAGGATATCGCTCGTGAACGAAAGCGTAAGCTCAGTTACATCAGCAACATCTACGTTGTCAGTGATCCATCCAACCCTGAGAACGAAGGAAAGATTTTCCTTTACAAGTATGGTAAGAAGATCTTCGACAAGATCAACGAAGCCATGAACCCTGAGTTTGAAGACGAAGCGGCAATCAATCCGTTCGACTTCTGGAAGGGTGCTAACTTCCGTCTTAAGGTTCGCAAGGTTGCTGGTTACACCAACTATGACAAGTCAGAATTCGAACAGCCTTCTGAACTTCTCGGTGGTGATGATACGGAACTCGAAACGCTTTACAACAAGCAGTACGATCTTTCCGAATTCAGTGACAAGAGCAACTTCAAGTCTTACGATGAACTGAAGACGAAGCTTGATCGTGTTCTCTCTGGTACTGAGAACACCACGACTGCGGAGGAGACTATGGTTTCCTACGAAGAACGAACTCCCACTCCGTCACCGGAGAAGGCTCCAGCCGTCGAACCGGAGCAAGAAGACGACGCAATGTCGTACTTCGAGCGTCTCGCTAACGAAGGTTGAAATTAATTAAAGAGTTTGGGAGGAGTGGGGTCTTCGGACCCCACTTTTTTAATATACGGGAGTAGCTCGGCCGGTTGGGGTGCCAATCGGTCCATCTGTTGTTGGTGATTTTGGTTCTGTTGGATTTACAATTGTAGTGTTATTATTTGTTGTAATTTGTTGTATCGATTCACCCAATCGATCTACTTGATCCTGTTGCGATCCTCCCCGAGTAGAATCTGCGAGTGGTGATATTGAGTTGCCGCCCGCGCCAGTCTCCAATGTACTTTGAGCTAGTCGATCAGCATCGGGACCGATGCCCAGTTCGAAAGCAAGAGCGGCCGCGCCCGTATCGGTCCTAAGATCTTCACCCGTAAAGAAATTTTTAGCGACTGTTAAGGCATCCATCCCACGACCAAGAGGAGTTAAAGAAAATGCAGCATTGGCTATGCTTTTTAATCTACCCGAAAAGGAATCATCATAATATATTTCATCATTCCTTACTTTCATTTCCCTGTCCCGACCTGCAACCTTAATTTGTTGTTGTTCCATTACGGCCGCATTTCCCGAATCAATTGCCATACCTGTTTTTGTACTCATTACTTCAGATCCGGCGGTCCTCGCGGACATCTTCTGTGAATCTTTTTCAAATTCATCCACAGCTGTTTGATCTTTTTTACTCAGACTGTTGTAGTGATCTTTAGCTTCGTTTTGCGTCTCCAGAAGAATCTTATTTGCTGCTGCTGTTGATTTGTTGAGTTTATTTAATTCTTCCTCTGGGTCGAATAGTGCGTTCGCTATAGAGTCTCGTATGTCATCAGCAAGATCACTGTTTAAAAAAGCTATAAGTGCAGTTAGACCAGAAACAACACCAACCAAAGGAACAGCGATTGGAGCAATTGCGGCTGCTACCGAACCCAGTATTCCGAGAAGAGGTAGAAGTCCTAACATTGACATCATTCCACTGCCACCACCACCCGAAGCCGTTGTACCGTCAGCTCTCGTAAGTGCGGGCCGAGATTTCTCGGTACGTCTGCGTCGTGAAGATTCTCTTCTACTTTCCAAGTCGGGCATCGATCCCAGAATACTGGATGCAGTTGTTGAGATCTCTTCGAGTACGGTGGAGATTATATCTGTTGTAAAATTAAGACTGAACACATCATCAGCCATATCACTCAATCTGGTTTCCAAACTAGACAGTCTGTTTGTGATGGACTCTCCGACTCCCTCGATGGCTTGTTGGAGGCCGGCCAGAGGTGAGTCCGTAGGCATTGAGATTGCCGAATCCATTACTTCAGGTTCTAAACTGGATGGTTCGGCTTGTGGAGAACGTCTAGTTAGATTTATTTTACTCAGTAGTTTTTTACCACCAGCCATTGCAGCTAAAACTTCTGGTTCTGTCTGAGACAGAGCCAACGCCCCTATTGCTTGTGATCCAGTGCGAACAGATTTTTGTATTGCGCCGCCGACGGAACCCATTCCTTTTAATCCAGCGCCTAGTAATTTTGGAAGCATTTACTTTCCTCTTTGTTTGGATTGACGTTCTCTGGCCTCGTCCTTTTGTTCTTTGACCCAATTCTCAACCAATATCACATAGAGTTCTCGTTCCCACGGTAACATATTTTCCAAGTCCTCTAATGTATAGTTATGAAATTTCATTAGAGCAAAATTTGTCTGGTAGTAATTTGTCAATTCATCGTGGGCCATGATCATCAAAAAAAATCAAAAATGTCTTTCACCTCCACATCAATTTTACCGTCCGGATCTGGGCATTCGGCAGTTATCTTGATGTATGGGTACGGAAGACTCTCAAAATACTTCTGAATGTCTTTTAACTTTTCAATGGGAAATCCATCAATAAATTCGTTTAACTCTTCTATACTATAATCTGATGTGTCATATACTGTTTCGGCGTCTGCGATCTCTTTTATGCAACTTGCAAGTATCGATGTGCTTAGATCGTCACCGGATTCCATTTCACTCATCAACATGGATTCTTTTACTTTGGGTGGTCGTAGTTTAATCATTACCTCTGGTGTAATTTTCAGTTCCTTCTCGTAGTCAGAACCTCTCTTGATGTTCTTCACCTTCATGTTCTTCAAGACCATCACAGGGTTCACAGACTCACCACACGGACACTTGTATGCGAGTTTGATCTCTTCACCGACAGAGAACTCTCGAAGCTTTACCATAAGATAAACAAAGTCGGTCACACTCAGCTCGGTTAGATCATGATCACCTTGAACACACGCTTGCAATACCTCTAGGCAATTTGATATTATGTGACTTCTACTTGCACCCGTAACCTCTTCACCAATTTCACTGGCAGTCATCAGTAGTGTTTTTTGTTCTTTCACTGTAAACGGACGAATCTTTATCGTCTTGTTGCATATAGGCAATTTTACACTGTACGTCTTCACTGCAATTTTCGGTAATGTCATTATATTTCTCCAAAATGAACATATATATTTAGGGGAAAAGATGGCATACAAAGGAAAGTATACACCAAAAAATCCCTCCAAGTATATCGGGAATCCCACCCGAGTTATTTATCGCTCGTTGTGGGAAAGAAAAATGATGAATTGGATGGACAACAATCCATCCGTCTTGAGATGGGGTTCAGAAGAAACAATAGTGATGTACGTTTCGCCGGTCGATGGCAAACGACATCGTTATTACGTTGATTTCATAATGGAAGTGCAGAACAAGAACAAGGAAATACAAACCTTTCTGATAGAGGTCAAACCAAAGAAGCAGACGAAACCACCAGTGAAACCCAAGAAAAAAACCAAGACGTTTATCAACGAGGCGAAAACGTATTCAGTAAACAAGGCAAAGTGGGATGCAGCGGAAAAGGTCTGCGAGGCGAGAGGATGGAAGTTCATGATCGTGACCGAGGATACTTTGTTCAAGAAGGAAACAGATGGCTAAAAAAGAAAAAGATCCAATATCGATCCTCGAAAAATTCAAAGTTACCAAGAACCCCTCGCCCGCCAATGCAAAAAAGATGTATACGGAGGCAAGACAGGAATTGGGAACTGCTCTATACACTCCAGATGTATTTGAATCATATTCCAATCGAATCTACGGTAAGACTGAATTCAAACCTGTACTCAAAGAAGTCGGAAAGATGATTACCTTTCGTTACTTTCCCCAGACATATAAGACACTCCCATACTTTGATGCACAACCGTTGATTCTCATCGTGGAGGTTCCGGACAAGGACACAGTGATCGGTGTCAACCTTCACTACTATTCTATACAGGACAGAATGAGAACTTTCTACTCAATGTGGCCGTTACTTACAGATAGAAATCTCGGAGAGCAAGCAAGATTTAGAATGTATTATAGAATAATATCAGAAAGTAAGAAATACATAAGAGGACTTGCCGGTTTAAAGGAATATAAAACAAATCGAATACGTTCGAGGGTATACGAAATAAACCCTAAATACTGGGAAACCGCTTTAGCTTTGCCTACAGAACATTTCATAAAGAAGAAGTCGCACGTTATACAGACGGAAACCAGTAAGAAGATAAGAAAACTTCTAGGAGAATCAAACAGATGATTTCACCAAAAGTAGATTTAATCAAAAATACTATTGCAAGGGGACAGAACATTGTTCATCCCTATGATTTTGAAATCATCTTACCCACTGGACCAACTACTACAGTGTCCGCTCCCAATCGAACTGAAGCAATTCGAGAAAGAGAAGGACTGGAAAAGAAATTTAGATTCAGTAAACAGAACGTATTGGACATGAATGTGGCAGTGCGTTCCTTTACTTTACCTTCACGAACATCATCCAAACAGTCGGTGTATTATGGTGGACCTCTTCGTCAGTTTCCTTACATTTCAACTTACGATGGTGAAATCAACATGACTCTGTTGATGAGAAGAAATGATCCACTGCTATATGCTTTTCACGCATGGCAGTCGCTGGGGGTTTCACCAAGTTCAGGTACACTGACATATCAAGACGACTATACTACCGATATGACAATATTGATTCGATCAGTTACTAAGCAGGGAGTGGGACCGGTTCCTGCTTCTTCCCAATTAGGAACGCCGGGAAGTCCAACCCTGCAATATAATCTATCTAATGTCTGGTGTGAGTCTATCGGTCAAGTTCAGATGTCAAACGAATCTGCTAACGAAGCTCTGCTCTACAACATCATCTTATGTTACAGAGATTTTACGACATCCACATTCGATGGTCCAGTTGAGCCAGGTGGAATACCAATGGATGTAAGAAGTGATCTTAACGATGTCACACCAAGTAACAATCCACAACAGATAGGTAACCAATGAGAACAATAGTTTTTCCATCCACGATAACGAAAACATCGCCGGCTATGATACGCTTTCGATTCTTCGATAGTCAAAAACCAAATCCCGACGAACCAACTGCAACTATAGTTTTACCTTCGCCTCTTGCACTGAGCAACAACTATAATGTTTCGTTTGATGATCTCGAAGCTGGTTTGTTTGAAAGGGCGTTGGAGACTTTTATTCGTACTACTTCCGATATAGCTGGCGTAGTTACATCAGGACAATCTGGTACTGATAAGGTTTTAAATTCAGTAGACGCAATAACAGATGGTGCTGGAGAACTGATTGGTTCTTTGTTCGGTGGAACGTCAATAGTACGAAGAGCCATTGGCGGAAACCTAAACAAGAGAAACGAACTGGTAATCAACAAACCACAGAACAGAAGTTTTAACATGCGGTTTCAGTTGGTTCCTACGAATAAAGAAGAAGCAAATTCAATTCAAGAAATCGTGAACACTTTTAAAATTGCAATGCACCCGCCGACCAATAACGAATTATCCGACACGAATGGTGCCGGGGATAGAATAAACAAAGCAGTATTCTTCCTGAACCCCGCAAGAGTAAAGGTAGATTTCCTCTTTAGAGATGCGGTAAAAGAAGGAGATAATTTTGACTTTAGTACGGACAATGTAAACCGAAGAATATTTTCTACTTCATTTTGTTTTCTAAGTAACTTGGATGTGAACTACCACAACGCCGGCGCTCCCTCGTATTTCAGTGATGGTCAACCTGGCAACATGGCATTTTCAGTTCAGATGACAGAGGTGCATCCGAATAGTAGAGAGATGATAAACAGAATTGATCTGGGAAGTAGAGACCCATTTGGCAAATTTGCTGACAGTGCCGATGTAACATCTGACGCGGCGGCAAGACTCCAAGGAACTTTCCTCGGAAACTTTGTTTCGTCGTCAAATGATTTCCTTGGTCAAAACCCCGAAGACGATAGGAGTAATTGATGTCATTTTACTTTGAAAATTATCCAGTAATTGATTATGAATACTCTCCCGGTGTTTTAAAAAAATCGGTTGATATTCTACGAAGAACTGATATAACCAATCAGCTCCTAAACACAAACGAATATAAAACTCGCCTTCTTCGTGATGGAGAAACACCTCAGAGTGCCGCGATGAAATACTACAATGATGTCAGTCTATACTGGTCCTTCTTTATCACAAACCGACTAATCAATCCGTTCTACGATTGGCCTGCCAGTTACGAAAAGTTAAACAAACGAATAGACTCTAAGTATGCAGGTGTTTCACTTTACGTTACCGAGAACTCAAACGGTCTTACGATGGACACCCAGTCCGCAGCGAGTTCGTATTCTATCGGTGATACGGTAAACGTCAGTGCCGGAAGTGACAAGGTTGTGACTACTCTAGTAGATTATGATAGAACAACAGGACACATGCGACTAAGTGGTGCTGAAGATTTGATTGGAGAAACTGTTTCCGGTTGGACGATCACGGATATAACGGGTTCCAAGAAAATGTATGTTGGTCGAAAGATAGATCAGTCTAGATTATCACTTCACCACTTCAGAGACATTGCATTATCTTCTGAAACAAACTCAATTGATGTATATCGATCACCTCTTACCCTGATCGGTGCTGCCCGATATATCGACGTATACTTAACTGGTTCGTCTACCGCAATTACAAACGACGGTGCGAGTATCATCACAAATGAAAAATTTGAAACAGAGATAAACGACCGAAACCGAAATATAAGAGTTTATAGTGTTGCTATCATAAAAACAATACAAGATAAACTTAAAGAGGTTATTAATCTATAATGGCAAGAGTATCTGATAACCTTCGAAAAACAATAATGACAGTTCCCATCGGTAAATTCGAGGGTGCATCTATAACTATAGTTTCTGCGGAAGACAATGAAGCTATCGTTGAGACGGGCGGAAATGTCGAACCTAGAATTGTAAGTATCACTCTAAATGAAAGTATTTTTCAACCATTCATTGTTGGTACGGTTATTCTGGATATCCCGAATGGTTACCTAGAAGAAAACAAAACCAGAATTACATCACAGGATATTCTGTTGATGGATATTGCTACTTTTGTTTCCTTAGAAAAAACAGATGCAATTCCCGGTAAAAAATTGCAAGAGAGTTTTATCATATACAATACATCCAAATCATCCAGTAGTGAAAAGACTACGAGGTATAGACTTGATATTGTTACTCCCGAAGGATTCAAGGACTCGACCACCCGAGTAGTGAAGTCGTTTAGTAAAAAGAAAAGATCAGAAATTGTATCAAGTATTTACACTGACTACATTCTTGAGGACAAGAGATTGGATGCAGGATCGGGCAATCTCAGTTTTGTGACTGAAACACTTGGGTCTGATTTTTCATGTGTCTTGCCAAATTGGAGTCCATCGAAGTGTATATCATGGTTGACGAATGGATCAATCGATTCAAAGAACGAAGACTGTGCGAACTTCTTTTTCTTTCAGAGATTCAACGACAGAGGTAGAGTGGAATCCGTTTTCACTTCCTTTACCGACATGATAAAAGAACCAGTCGTTGGTACGAACGACGATAAGACATCTGGTTACATTGTTGACATACTGTATGACGCAGAAGATCCAATAGAAGCACACATACGGGAAAGAAGAACGGTGAAGGGAACGACGGTTGTTCCGGATATGAACAGCAGCAAATACAATGCGTTTGGTACTTGGGGAGGCACGTTATACTTTTACGATCAGACTCGCAAAAAATATTTTGAAAAGGTATACAATTATAAAGACGATGCACCTGAACCATTCGTGGATCCGAACACCAAAAAGTTTATAGAAGAAGATAATGACATAATCACGAACAGATTGGGTTCACCCAACTCGTTTAAGGCATTCTTACCAAAACAAAAATACTTGTTCAGTGACGATGAGAAAAACAAAGGTGTTGATAAGAAGGAAGATTGGTTAGATTTAGTATACACTCAGCGAAACCTGAACATTTACTTTCCACTTGAAATAAATATTGTAGGTGATACTAACCGCAGAGTAGGAGAATGTGTGATGTTCTCAGATATGCAGGTGAGGAATTTAACCAAAGACCAAAGTTCTTACACTTCACATGACGAAGAGGGAAGGTCTCTGGGTGGCAAGTATTTAATCTCTGATGTAGAACACAGATTCATTTTTGAATCTACTTCAGTCAATCAGGAATACACAACCAAACTTACGTTGATGCGAGATGGGGCTCCGAAATAATGCACGAATTGTTTAAATCAAATTCTTTTATATGGTGGCAGGGTGTTGTCGAGGATAGAAAAGATCCACAACGACTTGGTAGGTGTAGGGTTCGTATATTTGGTTATCATGATAAAGATAAAAATCTTATTCCAACCGCTCAGTTGCCTTGGGCTTCACCAGTAACGCCTGTCAATTCTGCTTCGACTAGTGGTATCGGTGAAACGCCGGTCGGACCAGTTCCCGGTACTCACGTTTTCGGTTTCTTCCGAGACGGCGAAAATGCACAGATGCCAGTTATAATGGGAACCATTCCCGGTATTCCGGAGGATGCGCCGGATGTTAGTGATCCATCAAAAGCTGGTTATCAAGATCCGGGTGAAAGATACCCTCTTGATTCTGAGGAACATGGACTTAACGAATCTGATGTTACTCGGCTTGCTCGTTACCGATGGGAAAACGAAGAAGGGGTAGAAGAAACAGAAGATGAACTTCCTCCCGTAGTTCAAGATAAAATTGACAATCGAGTAAAGAATGTTCCAGTCGCAAACGGACACGGTTCCTACAGTGAACCACCAACACCGTTCGATGCAAAGTATCCTTACAACCATGTCATCACCAGTGAGTCCGGTCACATCATCGAACGCGACGACACACCCGGTAAAGAACGCACACATGACTACCACAGATCTGGAACATTCACAGAGGTTCATCCATTCGGTACAAAGGTTGCCAAAGTAGTTAGAGACAACTACGAATTTATATTGGGCGACAACTACATCAACATCAAGAAATTGATTCCAAGTGATGAAGGTTCACTTGGCGGTAATCTGTTTCTGAATATCGAAGGCGATGTCTATGAATTTGTTCAGGGTAATGTTGAACGACAGGTGAACGGAAGTGTAAGAGAAATGATTCGAGGAAACTATGATACGTTCGTCAACGGGGACAGGACGATTGGCGTTTCCGGATCATATGCCGAATCAATTAACGGTGACATGACGGTTGAGTGTTTCAACGAACTATTCCACACCAGAGGAAAGAGTAAGAAATATTCTGAAGACGAAGTAACTATAGACAGTGCCAAGACCATTAACATAACAACGATGGGTGGCAACATTGGACTATATTCCATTCCACATGCAGTCGGGGGATTCTTTCCAGGCGTGAAGAGTGGTAATGTGTTCATCAATGCCGGAAGTTCGATTTCGGCAACGGCTCGTCAGAACTTGAATATAATATCCACAAGTGGTAGTGTTGCTCTAAACGCTCAACAGGGCGGTTTGAGTCTTCTAGCGAATCGTTCCATGTTAATGAAGACATCAATGGGCGAAATGGTGGTAAACGCTGCAACTACACTTGATATGATTTCTGGAATGAATATGAAACTCGAAACCTCTGCGTTATGCACTCAACGGTTTGGGAGTTTAGATACTCTTATTGATCTCAGTCACTTCCACAAGTCTCCTAGTTATGTAAGAGAAACAGACTATGACACAATAAACACATCAACTAGAATCGTGACAGGAAGCAGTTTGACAGAAGTATTCGATAGTGAAATTAATTTCTTATCTCAAGGTGATTACTTCATGGGTTCTAATGGTGGAACGAAAATAAACTCCTCAGCGAATATCGATATAACTACAGGTGGACTCTTAAACCTCAACTGATAAGGAAACTGTATGTCTTGCGAAGATTGCGAAAATAAATTTCCCGATAGAACAGTAGATCAGAACTGTTCTGATGGTATTAGTGATGCTGGATTAGTCAGCAACGAAGAAGCTTCGGTTGGTCCTACCGCCGTTGGTTTGGATGCCATATCATATGTCTCGAATGCTGTTCGTAATATAAGCAAGCGTTTCGGTAAAGTTCAACCGGGTATCTATCTCACGGACGAACAAGCAGATGGGTTAAATTCAGAAATTGGTGTTATCTTTGACGATCTAGAAAACAATATGGAAAATATTGTAAATCAAATTACACAGAGATCTGAAGAGATAAACGATCAAGTTAAAAACAAATCAGATGATTGTGAAAATTTATTCGATGGGTTTGAGATTGAAGTTCCTTTCGGCATGGACTGGGTTAACCCGCTTTCATTTTCTACACTACTCAAAGTAGGTAACTGTAGGTTAAACTTGGGATGTCAGTTCTGTGATTTGCCCGGTGACATAAACATTCCACCGTTCCCCGGAATACCCTCTTGTAATTTTATTGAAGAGATTGATGACATCTGCGGCGTAGAGTTTTTGAATCCGTTTGCAACTGTTCAAAATGTTGTAAATGGATTTCAATTGTTTGCCACCAAGGTCGGACAGTTCGCTTATGCGTTCTTCGATCTCGTAAATCTGGCGACTGGATTCTTGGGAAGATGTATTATGAGAATTTTGAATTGCCTTTCTAAATTCTTTGCTGATCTAAATTTTGATTTAGGTTTAAACAACATCGGTTCAAAAACAAGAGAAACAATTGCGGTAACCAGTGCAGTTCTGATTGGTACGTTTGCAAAACTCAATACTATATTCATAACCATACAAGAAATTATCAAGGGTGCTGTCTTTGAATTATTCCGATTCATTCAGGATGTTCTTAGTCTTTGTGATCCATGTAAACTCACACAAGCTATCACCAATCCTGCAACTATACCGGAAATTCCAAGCTTTGGTGGTCTTTTAGACTGATACATAGTAGGGAGAAAATATGCCTTCAAGAACAGTAGATTTAGATTTAAACTTTTCGAAAAATCCGATTACCTCGGATGTTTCGTTGTTGGTTAATAATAATGCCATAAAAAGAAGTCTAAAGAATCTAGTATTTTTCAATCTGTTGGAAAAACCATTCAACCCCCAGATAAATGCTGGACTTCGTTCTTTACTTTTTGAGTTGAATGATCCTTTTATTCAACTAGATATAGAGGAAAGATTAAAAACATTGATTGAAAAGTATGAACCTAGAGTCACTTTACAGAGACTCAAGTTTGACGAAAACAGATTCGATAAGAATTCGTTGGATCTAACGATTTATTTTTCCGTTTCCGGTCAAGATAACATAGACGGTACAACTGTCACAATCAAGAGAGTACGATAATGGCTTCTAAAAATACATCACTACCGATCGACAGCCTTGACTTCAATGATATCAAGGACAATCTAAAAACATATCTGTCTTCACAATCAGTGTTTTCTGGGTATAACTTTGAAGGTTCAGGTCTTAATGTTCTACTTGACATTCTCGCCTACAACACACACTACCAAGCCTTCTACAACAACATGGCAATATCCGAAGCCTTTATCGACAGTGCAATCAAACCAGATTCAATCAACTCGTTACTTAAACTTTTAAACTACACACCACAGTCTAGAACTTCCGCGAAGTCAACAGTCAAGGTCATCTTTAGACCAACTTTAGCTGGAACTGTTCCTTATGGTGACGGTATCTTGCCGGACAAATCAACATTTTCCGCGACGGTCGGGGACAGCAATTTCACTTTCAAGAATCCAGACGCAGCAGAATTTAAGGCATGTGCCTACAACAGTAGTGGACAAGCAACTGAATGGATTACCGGTGATGTGGATATTTACGAAGGTACATTCTTCACATATGATCTGGTTTATGATTCACTAAACGAGAGTGGATATGTTATCCCAGAGTTAAGTGTTGACAATCGATTCCTCAAAGTTTTTGTCAAGGACTCTCAAACAGAAGACAGTACCACAAGCAATGAGTGGTTTAGGTCTGATACGATTCTCGATGTTACCGATACAACAGAAACATATTTCTTACAAATCGGATTAAACCGATACTACGAAATAGAATTCGGTGACAATGTAATCGGGAAACGACCAGATGATGGAAATATCATTTCAATTGAATACCTCAGATCAAAAGGTCAAAATGCAAACGGTGTAGGTGCTGGAGACGCAGTAGGATCCAGAGTCTTCTCACATACGGGTGATGATGGGACATTCGAGGTTGTAGTATCAACTGTAGCTACGGGCGGTGCTGAACGAGAACAATCTTCATTCTCTAAGAAAATTGGACCTAGATCTTTTCAGTCACAAAACAGACTAGTAACATCAGAAGATTACAGAACAGAAATTCTCAAACGATTCCAACAGTTGAAATCAGTTTTGGTTTACGGTGGTGAAGATGCAGACCCACCACAGTATGGAAAAGTTTTCGTAGTAGGCAACACAAAAAATGCCTTGGGACTTTCTGATGTAGAGAAAAATGACATTATCACCAACATCATCAAGACAAAAAATATCGTAGGAATCATTCCCGAGTTCGTCGATGCAGATTACACTTATATTAGACCAACCGTTGATGTTCTAATCAATAATGCTTACACTGAGTTATCTTCACTTGGAGTAAAGTCGTTGGTCAGACAATCAATACAGGATTACACAGACAATCAACTAGAGGACTTCGGTGAAAACTTCCGAGGTTCTACTGTAATTAAAAACATAATCGCCGTCAACCCATCGATCGTTTCCGTTAACATGACTGTTAACATGGAAAAGAGAATTGATCCAACTGAATTCTTTGGAACACCAAAGGATTACACCGTAACATTCCCCGGTGGTATCTCGAAGAAACCCGGTCAGTCTAGCGTAGAGAGCAACGCCTTCGTCATTGGCGGTGTAAACACATATATTCAGGATGATACAAAGGGTACACTTCAACTTTATACACTAGATGTTTCCGGAAACAGAGTGATCTCAAATGCAAATGCCGGTACGATTGATTACACAACTGGTAAACTAGATCTCAAACAGATAAATGTTCAAAGTATTCCGAACGATTCTTTCATTCGAGTTTACGGTTCCTCAACAAACAACGACGTAGAGGTATTAAGAAATCAAATTCTTGTTGTGGATGAAACAGATACAACTTCAGTTACCATAAACATGGGTCTTTCAAACGACACTCCTGCCTGAGAAAATAAATGCCAAGATACCCACGAAATAAAATTTCAGATGTAGTTGCAGAGAATCTTCCTGATTTCGTTGTTCAGGATCACCCTCTGTTTGTTACATTTGTAGAAGAGTATTACAAGTGGTTGGAGTCGCAGGATAATTCCTACTTTGCACCCATGAGTTTATTGGGTACAGTGGACATCGATCAGACTACGGATGATTTTCTCAAATATTTCAAGAATGAAGTTTTCAAGGGATTCCCCGACAACATAACTTCCGTAAAGGGAGACACGTTAGACTTGAGATCGGTTCTGAAAAGAGTTCGATCTTTCTATCTAGCAAAGGGTACAGAATCATCAATTCGTTTTCTCCTTAGAGCTTTGTTTGATGTATATTCAGAAGTTTATATTCCTTCTACTGATATACTGAATGCCTCTGGTGGTCGATGGATACAACCAACAATCATTAGATGTATTGATTCAGATCCAGACAGGAATAGAACATTAAGAAATCTAAGAGTAGAGTTTATCGACGACATTACACTCACTTCACAGGGTTCAGCAACAATAGTAGACTTGCGACAGTTTACGAAGGATGGAACTCCTATTCTAGAATTAGAATTGTTTGCTGTGATTGGGTCTGTTCCATATCCCGGAAAAGTTTCTTCGGCGTCAACCGAACCGATTGAGTTTTCTTCTACTCTTTTGAGTATGGTATCGGGAGTAACTTTCACTGACGGTGGATCGAACTACCAACCAGACGATTCGGTTACAGTCGTGTCCGGCGCATATTCGGGAAAAGGTGTTAAAGCTTCAGTAGAGTCGGTGGATAAAACAGGATCAATTAGATCAATCAGAATTGATGATCCGGGACTGAACTATTATCCATTCAATGGAAATCTTAACCAATACGTCGTATCGGTTGTATCCGAAACAGGCACAGGTGCAGACGGTTTACTCATAACCACAAGTCCAAAAGTGACTAGAGTTGGTTACTGGTCAAACAACGATGGTAAAGTTTCATCGACTGAAAAACTACAGGATAATTATCGTTACCAGATTCATTCTTATGTTGTGAAAACAGAAGCAAACTTAAGTGAATATAAAGATTCATTGAAAGAATTTGCACACCCAAGTGGTAAACTGGTGTTGGGTGACTATCTGGTTTATAGAAAAGAAAGTGCAACAGCAAGTACCGGTGGATTCGGAATAGTCCGTGATGAAATGCCTCAATTTGCAAACTATTTTCCTTACACTATTGCAGTAGAGAACGATTTCTCAAATGGAGTTACCTGTACGGATCAAACCGGCGTTAAAGCAGTATTACCTTCATACTACGATTTACGAGGAGTAATCGT